ATTTGAGTAGCGGAATAGTTGGCTCCTGTGTCACCATTGAACTGCATATAAGCAGTATTGTTAGCACTAGCAGAGCCGTTGACTATTAAAACTAAATCAGTATAGGTGTTAGGAATATTTGAAAAAGTAACTGATGCTGCGGTAGCAGACAGAGTGTTAGTAGCAATAGGTATATAGGTTGATGGCAATGGCATTATGCACCTGCTCTCTTAACACCATATAGGGCAAAGGATGTATATGCTGCAAAATTTACAGTAGAAAATATTTGTATTGATGTTACTGCTGCTGTATTCATCCATAAACCACTTGCTAATTGAACTTCTCCAGTACCATTTCTATCTGTACCAGCCAAGTTTCGCATAGTTTTATACTTGCTAGTATTAGCATAATCTAATACATCTGTAACCGTTACAGTTGGATGCGTAGTTCCTATGCCATAGGTCTGACCAAAAAGACGCATACTGGTTTGTGAAGTAAGTCCATAGGATGCACCAGCACCAACACCATTTCCACTTAATAGGTGTGAACTATAATTTGAGCCACCGTCTGAATTAAATGTCATATACAAGATTTGGTCTGTAGTTGCTACTAAAGAAATTCCACGAACTTGTAGGTGCTCATAGTTCTGAGGTATACCACTAAATGAAATAGTTGCAGCAGCAGTACTAAGTGTAGTAGTAGCAATAGGAATAAAAGCACCAGGGTCAACATCACCAGGGGCTGTTAGGTTGCCTGACTTAGATTTATACTTAAGACTGATGGCTCCCATTATACTTCCGCCTTAATGCCGTAGAGAGTGAAGGTACTGTATTGCTTTAATGCATTACTTGTTGACGAAGCAATTGAGATGCTATTGATAGCATCAGTTGATGACCAAAGACCAGCGTTCATTACGGCATAAGCAGTTGTTCCGTTATTTTCAGATACGCCGTCTGTTGACATTGACTTAAAGTTTGATGAAGTGTAATTAGGAATGTAAAGTTCTGAGTTACCAAAAGTATTTGCTGTTGCTGCATCTGTTGATGCAACCAAACTCCAGATACCAGTGTCTACTGTTGATGCTGAGCCGCTACCGTCACCGTATATAACACGAGTAGTTTGATTTGTTGTCAAAGTATTAAGTGTTACAAATAAAATGTTTAAAGTACTACCAGTTCTAGTAGTTCTAGATGATGCTTTAATCACCAAATCGGTGTAGTTTTGAGGTATCGCTAAGAAACTTACTTCGCTAATTCCGCCAGAACCAACAGTATATGAGGCTATCTTGCTATATGTATATGCCATTTAAGCCGCCAATATTCCGTAGAGTGTGAATGTGGAACCATCTAAAAAAGTACTAGATGTTGTGTATAATGTTAGTGAATTAATAGCAGCAGTATTGCGCCATAAACCAACTAAGGCTGTTGCTTCTGCTGCAGAATTAAAACGAGTAAGCATTGTTTTGTAAGTAGTAGTATTAGAATAATTATTAAAATTAGTTATTCCACTACCCCAAGTTCCATTTAAAGAACTTCCAGTTACATTTAAAAAAAGATACGAATTTCCTGTACTTCTTGTAGAGTATGCTGCTCCTAAGTAACCAAATACTTCCGTATCACTATAGTTTGTTCCAGTATCTGAATTAATTCGTACATATATAGGACTAGAACCAGTACCTTTTGCTTGTGATACTAATACTAAATCGGTATAACCACTGGGAATACTAGAAAATGTTACTGTATCAGAACTACTAGTTAATTTGGTTGTAGCCAATGGTGTGTAAGTCATTCCTGCTGCCATATTATTTCACCCCATAAAGTGCAAAAGAAGAATTGTTTATAAATGCTCCACTAGAACTTACTAAAGATATAGAAGTTACGGCTGCGGTATTCATCCAAAGCGTTGAGTTTAAAAATATTTGACCACCTGTATTAAAATCAATACCACTTATTGAACGACAAGTAGTGTATTTATTAGTATCTTTGTAATCAAGAATATCAATTACTCCTGGACTTAAAATTCCAGTGTTAGATTGAATCATCCAAGCAACAGCATTTCTTACACTTGTATAATTTCCAGCATAAGCAGATGACCCGCTACCAGCCAAGTAATGTTGATTATAATTGCTTGTAGTAGTATCACTATTAAACTGAATTGCTATAGCATCATAAGCATTGCTGCTGTAACTAATGCCACCAGTAATTCTAATTTGTAAGTGTTGATATGTGCTAGGAATAGAACTAAAGGTAACAGTTCCGCTAGAACCATTGCTAGTCACAGTAGCAATAGACTCATATGAGCCAGGGAATATCATTGTGTTGCCAACCTGTGTGCTTCTACTAAAGGAACCTGTCTTAAGACTTCTAATAGCCATTATAGAACTCCGTAAAGTGTGAAGGTTGAGTTAGCGGAAAAAACATCTGCGCTGCCGATAGTAAAGTTTAATGAAGTAATTGCTGCAGTTTGTGACCATAATCCAGCAGTTAATGCGCTATAAACTGTTGTGGTATTTCCTTCTTGGACACCTTCAATATTCATAGATTTGTAATTAGCACTAGTATAGTTAGGAATAGTTATTTCAACATTGGCAAATGTAGATGCTGTTCCACCTGCTGAGTTAATATAACAAATTCTATTTTCAGAAAAAGTTGTTCTAGTAAAAGAACCAGTAGTAGAACCAGAACCACGCAACATCATTAAAGTAAAGTTAGCAGTTGAACCATTAAATCCAATTAATAAAGCACCTTCTGTGCCAGAATAATTTGTTCTAACGCTGGCTTTAACTATTAAATCGGTATAACCTTGAGGTATAGATGTAAAGTCAACACTAGATACTGGACTAGATACAGTTGTATCAGCAATCTTAATTAATTGTAGCGCCATTACTTTGCTGCCTCAATTCCGTAGAGTCTTGCAGTTGAGCCAGAAGTCCAAGTGCTTCCAGTTAAATAAAGATAAAGAGATGTTATGGTTGCCGTACTACGCCATAAACCTACAACTGCTCCAACACCATCTATTCCATTGCTACGACTTAAGAGTGTTTTGTATGTAGTTGCATTAGAGTAATCAGCAATATCAATTTTATATGTTGTATTACTTGTGCTAAAATAACCGTAACGGTCTAGTGTAATATATGTGTATGAACTTTCACGATTAGAAGCAGCAGTACTACCATCACCAGACAAGAATGTTCTGCTATAATTAGTGGCAGTATCAGAGTTAATTTGCATATTCATATTTTGTAAACCAGCGGCTATTTGACCGTTAACAACTACAATTAAATCAGTGTAGGTTGCTGGAATAGAACTAAAAGTTACTGCTGATGTTCCGCTTAAAGCAGCACTATTAATCAAAGTGTATGTGCCTGTCTTTGCAGCCATTGTTTACCCCTTGATTCCATATAGTGAGAAGCGTGAATATTGAACAAGATTTGCAGCATTGGCTGAAACAATAATGATGTTGTTAATTGCTGTTGTGTTCATCCATAAACCAGAACTTAATCTAACTTGACCAGTGCCGTTAGCATCATATCCATTTAAGGAACGAACTGTTTTATTTTTAGAAGCATTAGCATAATCAAGAATTTCAATTACCCCACTGCCAAATATTCCAGAAGTAGACGATGCTGCTGCCACTACTGAACGAGTGTTAAAGGAAATAGATGCCCCATCCGAGAATGAACCAGCAGTTGCGCCATCGCCATACAAAACATGGGCTGCATAATTGTTTCCAGAATCAGAGTTAAAGCGCAATTGAATGTTATCTTCTTGGTTTGCTCTAGTAGTTCTTGCTAAGAATCTAATTTGTAGATGCTTGTATGTCTGAGGTATGTCATTAAATATAACTGTATTCACACCACTGGCATCAACAAGGGTGCTAGCGATAGGCTCCATAAAGTTATTGTCTAGCGCAAGGCTGATGCCAGTTGCGCCAGACTTTGCACTAGTAATTGACATTAGACGGAAGCCTCATCTCCAAATGCAGAGAAGGCAAGGTTGGCTGTTGAAGCATAAATAGTGACAACATCTGTAGTAGCAAGCGTAATACCTACTGTAATGATTGTGGTATCGGCTGCGCCGACAGTTACATCATAGGCTAGGTAGTGTTGGTTAGCCAAAGATGCACCTGATGGGCGTACCGCAATACGGTAGGTAGCAGATGATGATGCTAGGTTAGCAATAGAGATAGATGAGATTACTGCTTCCTTAGAAGCAGGTACTGTGTACAGCGTAGTGGCTGTAGTAGCAGACGGATTAGATTGACCAAGTACTTTTTTTGCCATTTGATTATGCTCCCATTAACATGAAGATTGAAGGTGTAGGGTCAGTTACAATTGTTGACCAAGTTGCTGCTGTGCCGTTTGTGGTCAGATACTTTCCTGCATTACCAGTCTGTGACGGTAGCGCATCTACTGCTCCCCAAGAGGAAACAGTTCCATTAGTTGTTAAGAACTTACCTGAGTTACCAGTCTGGCTTGGCACTACATACTGAGTTGAGTCTGTAGCAACCAAAGTTTTAGATGATGGAATAGTAGTTCCGTTAATGCTAGTAGCAGTTGCTACACCTAGCACAGGAGTTATAAGTGTTGGAGTATTGTCCATTACGAACTTAGTACCAGTACCAGTCTGAGAAGCAACGCTAGTTGCTGGACCAACAGACGTAATTGGTCCAGTTAAATTGCTAGGAGCAATTGATGCTGTATCAATATAGTTCTTAGTAGCAGCATCTTGAGCATTAGTTGGGTCACCAAGACCTGTAATCTTGTTGGTTCCCATAGCAATAGCACCAGTCATTGTGCCACCCGCTAGAGGTAACTTAGTTGCTAGTGAGTTAGTTACTGTAGTTGCAAAGTTAGCATCATCGCCAAGGGCTGCAGCAAGTTCATCAAGAGTATCAAGTGCTCCAGGTGCCGAAGCGATTAAATCATTAATTTCTGTTTGTACATAAGCAGTAGTAGCAATCTGAGTTGTATTGGTATTTGCTGCTGCTGTTGGGGCAGTAGGTACACCAGTCAACGCTGGGCTTGCTAGTGGAGCGTATGTACTTGCTGCTGTAGCAGTAGCCAACTTAGCATCTAACTGAGTCTGGATAGCAGAAGTTACACCATCTAGGTATCCAAGTTCAGTGGTAGATACTGTGGATGACGGAGCAATTTTAGTCCAAGCAATAGCAGCGGAAGCATTTACGTCAGCATCTACAATGCTGTTAGTTGCATTAATCTTGCTGTAAGCAATCTGAGCAGAAGTGTTAATATCTGCGTTAACGATTGTATCGTTAGCAATCATCGTACTTGTTACAGTGCCTGTATCACCAGCGGTGATAGCAGTACCTGAAATCTTAGTCTTGTCAATGGCTGCTGATGCATTAACATCTGCGTTTACAATAGCGCCAGTTCCAATGACTGTAGTAAGGCTTACGTTACCTGTACCATCAAAAGTAACTCCACTTGCTTCTACATCTCCAGTTAATTGGAATGTACGAGCAGTTGCTAAAGCGGTAGCAGTAGCAGCATTACCTGTTGTAGAACCAGATGAGCCAGTTACGTTACCTGTCAGGTTACCAGTGAAGGTTCCTGCGATAGCACCAGTGCCAGTAATGGTTGGACTAGTTAAAGTCTTGTTAGTTAAAGTCTGAGTGTTGGTTGTACCAACTACAGCGCCAGTAACACCATGTACTGCTGTTCCTTCAATGTGGGTATTGGCTTCACGATAGTCACGACCAATTGCCATATGTCGTACTACTGCGCCAGCCGAGTGGGCTACGCCAGTTGAACCATCAATGCCACGAACAATTGTAAGTGTATTACCAGATATGGCACTAACATCTACAATTTCTTCAAGGGCTGTATCTGGGTCAATAACAACTGTAAAGAGTTCACCTGCTGAAATGGTAACACCACCAGCAAGAGTTGAACCTGATACAACAGTTGTAGTTGTAGCGCTAGAGGTCAAAGCACCACTAAGAGTAGTTTGCTGTGAGCGGGATGAATACTTTCTAGTTGTCATTGCTGGTCCTTATCGGCGTGAGTAGTGGACTTTAGGAGAATAATTTTGTTGCTGTGCTCTTGTTTCTTCTTGTAAACGCTGTGTATAAAGAGCATACAATTGTTTAGTAGCAGATTGAGATGCGCCATAAGGGCGCTTGCTATCTGTTTCGTCAGCCTGTGGGCTAACCATTGCGGCGCGGGCTGGGTCTAAAAATGTAAGCAAACGATATGCAGCACCAAGAATTACTACATCACGTGTAGATTCTGGCAAACCTGTCTGGTCTACATAGTCTTGAGCAGTACTCGTAAAAGGCTTTGGGTTAGTTGCGTAAATAACTTTAACTGTGCGACCCGAAACAACAGGCTCGCCTAGAGTAATTGTTTGAACCTTTTCACTTGTGTAACCAAAGGCTGCTGCATTAGCAATTGAATCTAAATCATAATGTCTAATTGGAATCCACTCTTTTGATGGTCCAATGCTTTGCCAAGATATTGATAGAATATTTTTAATGTTTAAATCTGCAAAAGCGTAAGTTGATACTGCTGAACTATATGTAAAAGTTGTTGACTTGACAGCATAAAGAGTGGCGCCAAGAGCGCCAAGAGTATCGTTGATAGCACGCTTAATAGTAAAGCGTGGGAAAGTAGGAGAGATAGTAACCTTTGTATCGGCTGTATGTGTTGCCGCTGTTGTACCTAAATAGCCACGACCATAGGGCGCCACAGTTGCTGTATTAGCAATACGGTCATAGTTGTCTACCCAAAGTAGTTCTTCATCAATTTCAATAATACCTTTACCAAGTGATTCAGTTGAACCTAAAGTTAAGATTAAAGGACTAGCACTTGTTGAAGTTGTTGTAGTAACAGCAGAAGCAAGATAGGTCGAACGGTCTTGTTGCAAAGTATAACCTGCTAGATTGATAAGTGTTTCATCAATCATATTTAATAATGTAGCCATTATCTATACCTCGCCGTTTTCTTTGCAATTGATTTAGGTTGCTTTACAAATTGTTTACCTTTAGCATTACCTGCAGCCTTGGCTTTATTAGTTGCTGCTTTTTCTGATGGGCTTAAAGAAGACCAGGCAGCAGTAGGCAGATATCTTTTTTTACCTTTAGATGGTTTGCCATCAGAAGTTTTCCATTTTTCTTTAGTCCACTTCTTAAGTGATTTTTGTGACTTAGCCAGTGCCATTACTTGTAGCCTCCGCCAGCCTTCTTGTATTCTGTAGCAAGCAGTTGAGCCTTACGGGCAGACCATTCACCAGGGTCACCACCCCTTGAGCCAGCCTTAATTTTCTTAAACAAAGCAGCACGCATACCAGGCTTGGTGTAATTACCAGCAGCGTTAACAGTAGATTTCTTTTTACGTGCAGGCATTACCACTTAACCTTGTCTGCCCAATATGCGGCACTCATTTTGCCTTTGGAAATATTCTTAGCGTGACGGGCTTTAAAACTACGTTGACGAGCAGTAGGTTTTCTGTCACCAGTAACACCCTGCTGACCAAAGCGAATAGTTTTTACCTTAGTACCTTCTTTAGCCACAACTACGTGTGACTTCTTTGGGTGGTTAGGTGTGCGTTTAGGCTTGTTAAAGCCTGATACGCCTGCTCGCTTTAGTCTTGGGTCAGCCATTTTAATCCTTAGTTAGTGTATCCGTTGTTCCATGTACCAGTTTTTCTAGCATCTTGCTCGCGCTTTTTTTGCGCTTTGATTTGCTTAAGTTCTGCGGGTGTGTACTTTGAAGGTGCTACTCGAACTCTAAGTGGGGCAGTAACATCTTGCCATTGATATCTTTTGCTGGCAGCCATGTTACTTTTTCTTGCCCATCTTCTTCATAGGCTTTTTCTTAACCATCTTCTTACCAGTTTTTTTAGCAGCCATCTTTGCTGCCTTTTCACCTGCTGGTGTATATGGGAATGACATCTTTCCTACTTTAGGCATTAGAACCCTGCTTTCTTTACTTCGTTGATTACGTTGGCGGTTTTTTTATCTATGGTTTTTGCATTTGGGTCTTTCTCAGCATTGTATGCTCGACCCAAATTCTCTGATGCTTTTTCAGCAGCAATTATTTTATCCATTGTTGTCCCTGCTGGTTGGATACCTTGACTGCGTGCTTGCTTATACCTTGCCAACTCGCCTTCCCATTTGCGCTTTGGCATTGCTGCTCTAGCATTAGCATCTCCTGTATTTAATTCCAGTGTGCTTGCCTTGCAACCAAAACATCCTTCAACAAATTCTGGATGAATTCTTATTTGATGTAAACTCATTGTGCTGTAAAGTTTGCTTCCGTGACACCTACACCACCAGCAATTAATGCGGCTTTAGTAGCATCATCAACTATGTGTTTATTGCCACCTAGGTAAACTTCTTGATAACTTCTTAAATCTTCATCTGTTAAATAACGAACTTGCCTGTATGTACCAGCATCTTTAACAATACTAATCCCACGGTCTAATTTATAAAATTGAAATAAACGGTGTCCACCCGCTGGACCTTCTCTAACTATCGGTGTTTCAAAAACGTATGTACTCATGTTGTCCTATCTTTAGAGAGGGACAGGGCTTTCGCCCTGCCCCTCATTACTACTAAAGAGCAGCGATTGATGAACCAGTTTCGATTCGATACAATGCTTCTTCACGGTAGCGAGCAAAGCCAAGTACGCCGTACCAACCCATTGGGCGATGACGCATCAACTTGTCAACTACTGGTCCAATAACTACATGTGGCTCTTCGGCAACGGCTTGTGCCATTGCTTGCTGTCCACAGATAATTGTGTTATAAACACGTGTTACTGGTGTTACTGTAAGAGTATTAGTTCCTACAGTTCCTGAGTTAGCAACGTCTACTGTGAAAGTAGTGTTAGTTGCACCAACAGAAATTGCGGTAATCTTTGCAGATGAACCAACGTTAGTGCCAGAGATTTTATCTCCAACTTCAGCGCGACCGCCGAATGCAGCATTTGCTGCAACGATTGTAAATGCGCCTGAAGCACCGCTAACTGCTGATGCAGTTGCTAGTGCTGTCTGGTCTGCACCTGACTTTGAATTGTACATACGTGCTGATTCAACATAGTATGCGCCTTCGTAGTTACCGATTTCGCCTGCCCAGATGCGGTCTTGTGAAGAACCGTATTGGTTAGGTAACAACCAGCCTTGTCCTGAAGAAGACTCGGCACGTAGGTCGTGTGATACTTCTGGGTGGATACCAGCCCAGTAGAGTGAACCCTTGCGTCCGATAGCCTTGTTAGAACGTAACTTAGCAACAGCCTTACGGATGTCTGCTGAGTCAAGTGTTGATGATGCAGCAACTGTTGCTGTTGATGTTGCTGAACCACCGAATAGTTTATTGGTTCCGCCACGCAATGTAGTCATTGCTACGGTGTCAATAGAATCTGCTAGGTTGAAAGCAATAACGTTTGCGATTGCTGGGTCTACATCAGCAAGGCTGAATAGTTCCAGTGCGCGAGTTACCAGAACAGAGTTTCCGTACTCGTTAAGAGTAATAGAAACGTTCTCTGGTGTTGATAGAGCCACTGCATCTGGGTCAACTGTTTCTGACAAAGGTGTAGTGTTCTGAGCCAAGTCAACGTACTTCTGTAGAACTACAGTTGAGCCTGGAATTGATTGACGGGCAGGAGTCTTGTCTGCGACTGAACGAATTAATGGTTCTGAGCGAAGAGCAAATTCTAGTAAGCGGTCATACGCTTGCTGAACTAAACCTGCACCACCAGCGGTTCCGCCGAGTGTGGCGGAGCCTGTACTTGTGTATGCATTAGCCATTTTTCACCTCCAAGGTGAGTTAGGAAACTATGATTATTGTTGGCGCAATAAAGCGATTAATTCTTCTGCGGATTCCGCATTGTTTAATCGTGATTCTAAATCTTGCGCACGTTCAGGGGTCATAGCACTTTGAGTGACAATGTCTTGCTGACGAAGCGTTGCTAAGTTAGCCTTCTTATCATTGTCCTGCTGTTCTGTAACCTGTAAACCAAAGAGGTCGGCATTATCATCAAGCCAGTTATTAACTGATTCTTCGCTAATATCGTCTAAGTCTTTAAGGATTAACCGAACTGCTTTTGCATTGACGCCCTTCTTTTCTAGGACTTCTTTGACGGTTCGCTCACGCTGCACCTTGGATAAACCCTCAAGTTGCTCAGTGAGTTCCTTAATACGTTTCTCATCAGCACGCTTAGCCTTGCGTAACTTTTTTAATAAGTCACTGCCATCGCCTGAATAAGTTTCAGTATCTTCGGTATCGTCTTCTTCATCATCCCAGTAGTTGTTGCTCATAGCAACCACCCTTCTATTCGTTTAGTTAGTCGCAAGCCTCAGGTCAATTCGGGGAAATTGGCTGGCTCTTGCTTTCGGTCTATTACGCTATGCGGGGCCGATAGGTCCACATAGGATTCTTAGTAGAGTTGACCCTTAGTAGTTGAGGTCAGTGATGCTTTATTTACACCAGAAGAACCAGTAAAGCGTGCTTGTTCACGCTCTGCTAGTTTGGCAAGTTTGCGTTGCTCAGAGGCTAAATTCTTTAGATAAGCACCCTCAGCCTCAGTCTGTGTGTATTGTTTGCCTTCAAGAGCAGATAGTCGCTGTGCTTCTGGAAGTACGGTAGCAACATTCTTATAGCCTGCTGCTGCTTGTTCTTCACTTAATCCCATTTCGGATAGTGCTTGAGAAGTACCAAGGTCAGCAACTAATCCTTGACGCATAGCAGTAGAACCAATTGAGGCTATGTTAACTTTGCTTTCTAAACTTGCTAACGTATCCTTTGGTTCTAAGAAATATGAAACTAAATCTTTATCTGTAATCTGTGGATAGTACTCAGCAAACATAAGACGAACATCAGTTCTATTTTGAACCTGTTCTACTGCCATTTGTACACGCTTTTTAATTTCTAATGGTGACTTATCCTGTGCAATATATTGGGCCAGTTTTGATTGGGCTGTTTTGGTATCACCAAGTAAGTTATCTAAACCATAAGCACCAAATGTTTCACGATACTGATTCTCTAAACTTAAATAGGTTGCTTCATCATAAACATTTTTGCCAGCATTTCTACGTTCTTGATTACCAGCAAAACGGGCAGCATACTCATTAGTAGCACGCAACTTTAAGGTTGCTTGTGAAGTAGGAGTACCAGTTAAAATAAGATTCTTAACTTCTGCTAGAAAAGCATCATCACCTAAACCATACTTAGTAAATTCAGTCTTTAATGTTTCGTAAGCAGATTGGCGTTCTGCTTTAATTTCTTGAGTTTTAGCATCTGCAACCATCTTAGCGTTGTAAGCATCAGCCTTTGCTTTAGCATCGGCTGCTTCTTTAGCAGTTAAAGTATCTGCTTCTCTAGTACCTTTGCTTAGTAACTCTTTAGAACCATCTTCACGCAGCGCAAATACATCACCTGATTTTGGGTCAGTAAATGTTCCAACTGTTTTAAGTAAAGGTGGTGCTACGTTTGTAGCAACTGGTGTAGGTGTAACTACAGCCGCAGGAGTTGGAGTTGTTACATAACTAGGAACATTATTGCTTGCAGCAGCGGCTTGAGCACTAGCATACCATGCTGGATAACTACCAGTTTGGGCTTTAATTTTTTCGGCTAATGCTTTGTTAATAGCGGCGCCACTAGCGCCTGCTACTCCACCAATACCAGACATACTTGCTGCTTTATATTCAGCATCAGTAAGACTTACTTTGTCAGAACTATTAATTCCGTATGAATCACCATAGTAACCAGAGGCATTAATACCACCACGTGCTTCAATCTGCTCAGCAGTTACATTGCCACTAGCCAGTGCTCTGGCTTCGGCTTTAGGACTACGAACAAAATTAGGGTCTACTTTAATAGCCATCGTTTACCCCTGGAATCCAAAGTCGCGTAATATTCTCAAGGTAACATCGCCAACTTTCTCTTGTGCCTCATCAGTAAACTCCCAATCAGGATGATTCATTAGTGCTGTATCCATCTGCCAAACTGGGCGAAGATTTCCTTTTTCATCCTTAACATTCTTCTGAAACCATTCATCATTCATAGTCATATCTACACGCTGTAATTTATTATTAGCACGATTAACTAATGGCTGATAGATAGTAGAACGGGTAAGTCCTTGCTTCATAAGATTTTGAACTGCTTCTGATTCACCAATCATGGCTGCAGTTTCAATTTCTTTCTTAATAGCAGCAAGACTTTCGCCAGCATCCATGCGCTGAATCCATGTAGTTTGCTGGGCTTTGCTAAAATCTTTATCAAACACCATACCTTGGTCAGCAGCATAGGATGCAAGGTCTTCAATATTACTAGCACCAGTACCCTTGGTAAGAGAGCCAGCGCCAATCTTTGTATTTAAATAACGACTTATGAATGCTGTGTTCTTTTCATTAGCGCCGTCATAGAGTTCCATAGACCAGGCATCTAAATCATCTTCAGTATAATCAATGCCTTTAGTAGTTAACTCACGAGCAAGAGCAGCCTTAGTAGTATCAAGGCCACGATAATATTCAGAATTACCAGCAACTGCTTTAACTTTATTTTTATAGTCAGGGTCTGTTTTGTTAAGATTCTTAATTAGTTCTTCATACTGACGGCGGTCAAATCCGCGTGTGCGGATTGTGCCAGCATTTTTGATATACCACTGAGTGCTAGTAAGTTTTTGTTGGAATAATTCAAGTGATAAATTATTTTGAATTGCATCAATTAATAAAGTTCTTAGTTCTTCAACAGTAGTAAAAACACTGTCAATATAACCATATCTTTCTTTTGCCTGTGATAGGTAAAAGTTTTCAGCAGCCGCAGCGCCTGGTGAACCAGGGCCACCGCCTTGTACTGAACCTGTAGCAGGACCAGGTACTTGAGTCATTGGATTAATTGGAGTATAAATACCAGAGCCTGATGCGTTTGGGTCTACGGGAACACCAGTACCGCCAGTATCAATAACGTTTGGATTAACAGCCATCAATTAACTCCTAACGTTTGTTTAAATACATTGTAGTAATCAAGTACTTGTCTAGCCTTAGCCTCATCTTTACCAGATACTTCTTCAATTAAGAACTGTTCTACATTAAGACCAGTCTTTGTTTTAGTAGCAACTACATTGCCTTCGGCATCTGTAGTTGTAGAAATTAAGTCTGGATTCTTTTTTAATTTTTGATTAACTACTGGAATAAGTTTACTTAGTTCTTTGCTATTAGCATCTCTGCCCATACTATCTTGATAGACAGCATTAATAATTTTAGTTAAATCAGTTTCACTAAATTCAGTTACGTTAGTTCTAGTTTTAGTTCCGCCCTTGCTAATACCTTTTTTGGCAGCAAGAAACTCATCCATTGTAGGAAACTCTTTAACACCCTCTTGCTTGTAAGCATTAACCTGTGCAACTGTGTACTCACCAGCAGCAGCATCAAGGGCTGAAAGATAAGCAGATGTTGGAACTTCTTTATTAGTAGATAAGTAGCCAGCCTTATATAACTTATCAATTACAGCCTGCTTGCTGCCGTAGTTTTTAATAAGTTGCTTTTGATATCTATCACGAATTACATCTGCTGTTCCAAAAAAGATTGCTTTTGGACCAGTACCGCCACCAGTAGTAGTTAGATACAAGTAACCCTGATAAACAGTTGGCTTGCCTGTAGCAGGGTCTATCTTGTTTGGTTCAGTAACTTGAACTATTGGGCCGCTAGGACCCATGCTTACAGTAGCGCTGCTAAGAAGATTGGCTACATTTTCTTCATCAGAAAGTTGGAACTGTGCACCAGTTTTAGATTCTGTTCCAGCAGCCTTTGCCTTCGCTGCCTTTTGTGCATCATACTCTGCTTTTAATTTTGCTTCTGCTGCAACTTTAGCCTTATTATCTTGAGCATCTTTAGCACGTTGAACTTCGTCTTTTAGTTTTTCAACTTTACTTTTATAATCTTTTGCTGCTTCTTTTGCTGCTTCGGCTTCTTTTTCTTTCTTAGAAATTGCTTCGAGTTCATCCATCCTCGGCTTTAACTCTGCTTCGAGTTTGCGTAACTCTTTAATTTCTTGGTCAAATTGAATTTTGGCTTGCTTGTATCTAGAAGTGCCTGTTTTATATTGTTTCATTCGGTAGCCAGAGCCACCTTTATTATAAATACTATCTTTCTTTTGTTGTATTTTCTCACGCATGCGGCCTAATTCATTTAGCATTGGATTTCTAGCCATTATGCCACCGCCTTATAAGTATCTCGTGAGTAGTATTTTAGAATTGAATTAAAGATTGCACGGGTTGCTTCTCTAAGTGCTGGGTCTTGAGTAGATAGTTCATTGATTATATTTTCAACTCTATCTCTATACTGACGCTTTAAAGAAGAAGCATTGAAAAGACCTTTAACGCTTTCATCCTTTGAGAACGACATAAAATCTTCCATAGCCTGAATGGCTGATTTCATTTTAATTCTTAGACCATCATTTACTGGAGAAGTATCATCTAATACAATCTGCTTTAGGCTTCTAAGCATTGCTTCTTCTGTAGCAATCTCATTGCCTCCACCTGTAATAGCGGCAAGCAATAAAGGATTAGAAGCAAGAAGTCCCTCACGGGCTGCAGTTGCTGTCTGAATAATCTTCTTACGTTCAGATACATAAGTCTGAGTACCTAGTTGTTCTGTTTCCCACTTAGCAATGTCGTAATACTTTTGCTTATCTTCAGCAACCATTACATCGTCATAGTAAGTTTCTAGGTCTTTATCCTTTAGCAAGTCTGCTGATTGTAGCCAGTTATAGACACCAGAGTTAAAGTCACCTGTATGTGGACCAAATATAAAGGCTGCTTCACCATACATGCCAATGAACTTCTTGTTCATTAATGCCCAGTCTTGCATCTGCTTTGTTTTGGTAATAAGAACTTTAGTCTGCTTCTCATCACGAGCAACTGTGTAGATAATCTTTCCTGGATTCTTACCAGTAAAGATACTTAGTGCCATCTCGTATGGGTCTTGAACTTCATCGCCATATCTTTTTTGAATAGATTCAAAGATATCCCAGAACTCATTACGCAATCCAGTAATACCAACATCTAATAGATAGTCAGGAACATCTTTGCTTTCCTGTAATGATGGAGCCACTGGCGATATTAAACCTAAAACAGAACGCAAGGCAATAACATTATGAGCAGAAATACGAATATTCTTTAAGTAGTCGTACTTCTCTTGGTCAGTAGAGTTAGGGTCTAAGAACCGACCATGTGCTGCGTTATAGGCAATAGCCTGCTGTGCTGCTGTAACTTCTTGACGTGTCTTTTCATTAAGAGGTACTAAAGTCCATAACTTAGCAAGAGATGCTGGTACTAATGCTCTAGTAATATCCATGTTGTCGCCTAGGTTACCTAAAGCAAAGTTATCAAACTCAGTCGCTGCACGTTCTGCGCCAGGAATAGGAACATTACCAATAAGATGCTTCATGCCTAAGACACCAAGAGCAGCAATAGGACCGCTGAGTAAAGGTAAACCAGAGTCTGGCGAAAACGATGGGTTGATATTTTTAATCTTAAATGTAAAGTCATTAAACAATGGTTCTTTATAACCACCATCAGCACCAGGAGTTAGTGCACGAATAGTTGTATCTGTTGCCTTATAGATAATGTTATCCATTGGCATCATAATATATTCGTTGCCTTCTTGGTCTTCGTGCAGAATACCACTTGAGTCAAGACCTAGGTGTGCTAAACGCATGCGATACAAAGCATTAGGTGCTACATCTTTTATACGATACATGCGGCGCCAGAAGTCTTCAGTAGCACGATAGAAGCGACCAACAGTACGCACAGATATAGCAAAGTTAGTACGAATTGCTGGATTATCAGCAAACTTTAATACGGTATCTGCTGCTTCATTCATAACTAACTCAGAAAAATGTTTTTCAGTTTGTATAGTTATACGTTGTGTTAATGTATCAAGGTAGCCTGGATTACGCTTTAGCGCTTCGGCATTTGCTTTCTTTGCTTGGTCTAATAACTTCTTAGCATAAGCAGCCTCAATACCAGCATAGTTCTTACGTAGTTTAAAATATGTAACCATAACCGCAGGCTGACGAAGAATAGCATTTACCTGACGGTCCATAAGGTCCATCATTCCATTACCTAATTTTTTATAAGCACTATCAAAGTCAGTAAACTCTGGAAACTTAATACGAGTATTAATTACACCGCTAGGTTTAAACCCTTGAGTTAACTCATCAAAGTCTTTATAAGCAATTTGCTGAACAGCCTTTTGCCATTTATTGCTAATTGGTACACCGTCAGCAAGTTCTTTAGCAACTAAGTCATTATGATTTTTAGCAATAGCATCAAAGAGTGCTTGATTATAATTACCAGTTGAGCCATGGAAGTTATCTCTCATGTCCATCAACATACGTTCAATATGAACTCTAATAATCTGGTTATCTGTTAAACCCTTTTGACGTTGGAATACAGTATCACCAAAGTATGAAAGGAACTTCTTGGCAGCAGCAGCATTGGATTTATTAACTATCCACTCGCCGCCCTTTTTGCTCATGCCAAGATACTGCATCATGTCATCAACAGCATTAGTAAAGTCTTCTGGTGTCTTTAATCCTTTGTTACTAAAGAAAGCAACAGCAGGAGATACACGAAATCCATCGGCTAGTTTTAACTTGCCATGTTGACGTGGTGTAGCAAAGCGGATATACCAGTTATCAAAGTGAGCCAATGTTAAATATGCTGGGTCAGCCTGAATTAATCTAGCAATATCAACTTCGTTATATTGATTACCAACTTTAAGTGGGTCTGCTTTTGCTCCACCTGCATTTAACGCTCTAGTTAATTCACTAGCATTAATTGAACTACCACTAAAGATTTCATCAAAGCGACCACCAAGTGAAGTACGTGCTGCAATTGAGTTAGCCATCGAGTTAAGCACATCTGGTTGATGAACCATAGCCTGGAACCAATATGCTTTTTCTTGTTCGTCTAAACCCTTTAAGAAGATGCTAGCACGCTCAGCAATTTCAGTATTAATTCTCAACACATCTAGTTCTGCTGTGCTAATCGGACCACCTGGTGCATCATCAGCAAGTTTTTGAATAATCCTGTTGCGTTCTTCAATGTTTAATAAACCAGAAGGAGTTCTACCACCTAGTTTTTTTATAATCGCTAATCCAATACCTTCTGCATCTGAGCGACCAGTATAAGCAGCAGCCGCAACACCACCAGCCTTACCTTTTTGTCTAGCAAAGTTAATTAAGTCACGACCTGGGGCTGTAAAGGCATACATAAAACCTTCATCAATAGCAGAACGGATACCTAAACGTGGGAACAAAGTAAAAATTGTCCATGTATCTACAAAGTTCTTAGCAAATCTAGTACCAGTAGCGCCCTTCATGGCGCCAACAAGACTTTTCTTTGTCTTAATTTCATTTGCCCTTAAAGCAATTTCTTCTAGTGGCAAGGGGCCAATGCCAGCAGCAATCTGAGATGGCTGAATAGCAGAAGAACCACTTAAATAATTAACATCATTAATATTTTCAGTTGCATCTTTAGACATAACTGCTGCAAACTCTGGGGCAATTTTAGTATCGGCTGTACTTGTAAATCCAGCACGACCATTATGAGTTTTCTTTAAGTATTCTTCCATAATGGCTTTATCTGTAATGCCAGCACGCTGCATAATTGCAGCATATAAATTGCGCATAACCACAATTTGCTCATCTTCAGTAGCCTTAAGAAACTTTACAGCAATAAAATCTGCCATATCTCGATTAACTACTAATCGAGCATATTGACGAACAGTTTCAATTGTTTTAATTGCATCATCACCAGTAAGAACCATTTGTCCTGCTGGATTTCGGGCAGCCATTAAGCCAATCTTACGTAATCCTTTTTTAAAATCTTCTTCGCCTTCTACAACTTTAGCAAGATTAGGATTAACACCTAAGTCAGACTTTTCTCCAGACTTAATAAAGCCATCCCAAACATCATCGCCTTTGCTTTGTAATTCACCAGCAGTACGGCGTGCGTTAAATACTTCATCTAGTTTATTAACTAGACCAGTAGTAAGACGGCGTTCTCTACGAGCAGTAACTACACCATTACGGCGGAAAATCATGCCATCAATACGTCCAGAAAGAAGTAGATGCGTGTGTTCAGCATCGGCAAAAATTCTTTCTGCTTGATTAGCATTAAACATTTCATTTTTAGCAAAAAAGTTAAGTGCTTCATCGTTATTGTAACCAGGAAACTGGCGACCAATATCACGGCGCACAATTGCTTTTTCTGCTTCAGTCTGTGTCTTGGCTAAACGCTCAATCTGTGGGCCAAATTGTTCATCCCAAAGTTTAATAACACTTTTATCTTTAAATACTTGCCCAACTCCAAGGGCTACATTATCGCCAGCCTTAGTAACAAGTTCCGCTAATTGAGTTCCACGGGTAGCAGCCTTAGTTGTGCCACCAGTAATCCAAGTTAATGGGTCAATTGCTATTTGATAGATAAAGTCAATAACGCCAGATAGGTTTTTAGTTCCACCATCAATATAATCACCAGTTAATCCACCATTTTTTGGTGGCTTGGTATCTAGCATTCTTGCGATGTCACGGCCTGGACTTACTTGAGCATATTTAGCAGCATCCATAACCTGCTTAAATGCATCTGGGTCATTAAATGCTTTTTCCATTGAAGCAGTAATTTCAGGAGTTAGTGTTCCATAAGAATCTAAAATTTCTCCTGGTTTTTTACCAGCCAATAATCCTTGCGCAATAAAAATATCTGATTTACCAAAGCGGTCAATAGCCTGTGATAGTGCACCATTGTCATAAACGTTTTTACCGTCCCAAGCATCATCCCAAACTTTAGTATCAAAGATTGATTCACCTTGGGCTACCTGTCGTGCAAGCAAATAAGGTGTATTAATAACACGATTGTAAGCACCAGCAACTTTAAACAAACCAATTAATGGGCTGGCAAGTGCTTTACCAGTAAACTTTAAAGCACCCATTAATTTATCTGAAAAATCAGGTGCGGTCTGCATATAGTCAGCATTACCAAAGAAAACTTTTAATCCTTCTTGCGCATTAGGGTCTAGATTATCAAATGCTATACGAGCATCATCGTCATTCATGCGAGTAAGTTCTTTATTCTTTTTTACAGCCCAAGTCATTTGTTCAATTTGACTTTGTTCACTTGGATTTAAATTAGCACGCACGGCTGCTGAATAAAGATTAGGAGAAACCTCTGCGACTATTGGTTTTAAAACGCGCATTAGTTGCTCCTATTGATTAAATTGCTGAAGAATAAGTTCTGCTTCGCCGCTGTCATCAAACATGGCTAATTTTTGTAATGTATTTACAACGCTTGGTTTGGACATTGGCAATCCCATTGCTGCTGAACCAACTCCTGGACCCATATCAATACCTGCTGTGCCAGGTTCATCTGGAAATTGTGTAGGTGCACTTAAAGGAGTAACGTCAATTCCAGCCATTTGCGGAACTGTGTTGCCAGCCATTGGTGCTGCTACTTGGTTGTCGTAGGTTTGCTGTCCTTGTCCGTAGGGCAATCCTGAAATGTATGTGGCTGGTTGAGTGGGCGACCCGTCAGTGCGTTGAGAAAGAGCGCCAGGACCTGATGCTGGGGCTGGATTCGCGGGTTGTCTATATCCACCTTGTTGTTCTGCCATTTCTAATCTTCCTCATCATCTAAATATTTTTCAACTTCTGCTGCAGTTGGGATACGCCATTCGACCCAATCTGGATAACATTCTTTATCTGAAATGATTGAACGTGCAATAGGTTCTGCAAACCCAGCACGCATAAGTGAAGCATGAAACTCATATAACCAAATACAATACTGGTCTAGTTTTGAATAGGACTCATCAGTAACTGTTGCAACTTTTTTCTTACGAGATGTTGCCACGGTTATCTCCTAACTGATGTCCGAGCACTTGCAGTTGCTTTACCACTTGATGTCAAACTTGAAAGTAATGTTTGAATATCTGGTGGTGGTCCGCCCATTGGAGCGCCTCCTGCTGGCGCGGCGGGAGCAGGGGACGGTTGCTCAACCTGAGGTGCACCAGCAGGAGGTTGTTCTATAGTGAAGACTTCATTAATTGCGTCTTCAATTGATACACCCTTCTGGCGTGCCTTGATTACATCGGCAATCTGTTTAACCAGAGAAGTCGGGTCTTGACCTTGGGTAATCATTTGTGGAATAGCCTGTGCTGATGCTTGTAGTGCGCCAATTAATGTATTGCGCATGTCCTCTACTTCAATCTTTTCTTGCTCGCTAGTTACGTTAATACCAAATGGTAGTTCACGCATAGCCATGTCTTTAGAAATTAACTTGCCGCCCAATGCTTGTAGCATAAAGATAAGACCTTGTGCTGGATTAAGACCAGCCAACATTCCATAACGGACATCGGCTGAGTAGTCACCCTTAATATCTTTAGATGGTAAGTACTCAAGACTGTATGGAGAACCAGCATCTACACCACGAATTGTTTTCTGAAAGTTAAAGAACATCTCATCAACATGGAAACAAATCGTAAGAACATCTTTTAGAGCAGAAGCAAAGATTGCTTGTGCTGATTTAACTTGTGTATCAAAACCACCCATAAGCGCTTGAACGCCTTGTCCCGTGATGATTGATGCATCAATGTTTCCAGTACGTCCCTCTGGATAACGTGTACCAGTGCGTAATTCTGCTTGTAGTAATTGTTGTTCAGTGAATGCGCCAGGTGGAATATTTAAATCAACACGGCGTACACCTGCTGGGTTGGCTGTGCGAATAACCGCATCTCCACCCAACTGTAATTCCTGAACATCGTTAGGTAGAACAATTGGTGCTTGTACTGACTTCTCTGCTGCTTCCATCGCAAGTAATGCGAACCTATTTCGAAGCAACTGAATACCAAGTACATCATCAAACTGTCCACGCATTTCGCCATCAATAGATGGGCGTTTAGCAACTACTACCATCATCTTGCCAATTGGATTTGGCGCTGAAGATAGCACTAGATTGTTGCGGTCTGGCATATAAATTATAGATTGGTCTTTATCGTAATAACGAACAATCTCAACTTGTGAACTTAAGTTTTGCTTAAATCCATCTTTGCCAAGGAGTTGATATTCAAACTCTGGAAACTGTGCGACCAGTTCACCCAAAGGTAATGTATATCGTTTAGCGAAGGCAATACAGCGTCCATAGCGGTCAAACTCTGGGTAAGCCCCTATCGGACTTTCTATGCGTATACGCGGTAAGCCGTCTTCTTCGTCTAATTCAATGATGAATGGGACGAAACCGAATGTGATGTACCAGTCTGCTCCTGTGTACATCTGTACTTGTAAATCAGAATTCGCAAAATAATTAGTAGCAATGCGAGTTCTCTTATCCGCAAAAACACGAGCGCGGTCACTAACCTGATTCGCCGCTGAGCAGTTAACGGCTGGGAGTGGTGCCATAACTTCGGATAAGTCTTTGGCAACAATGTCAATAAAATTTGCCACGACATTAGCATCAACACCTTCAGGAAAAAATTCAGGGTAAACCTGAGATATTTGCCCCTTACGGACAGCAAGGACATCTAATTGACGACTTTCACGTTCCGAAGAACGCGAACGGAGCGCATCAATGCGTGCCGAAATCTGCTCAATTGTTAATGCCATTGCTGTCCTATCGTAAGGGGAAAATTATTTTTAATTACATAAACTTTGAACGGGCGCGACCTTTTTCATTCTTTGCCGCAACCTTCTTTTGAACTGCCTTTTTAGCGCCTGCTGCTTCCTTAGCAGTTGCTGCTGCAAGACGCTTAGCACCGTACATGCGCTTTACGCCTTCCATGTATGACGCGCTAACTGCACCTGTTCCAGCCTTCTTAAGTGCTGCTGTCATGCCATCTGATTTAATTCTGTCAATCATTGCTTGGCTTACTGTCAGTTTCTTAGGCTTGCCGCTTCCGACTCCGCCGCTTTCAATTTTTGGTCCGTACATTGCCATTTTATTTTCCTATCCATAGTTGTCTTGCCATTGCTCTGCAAAGGCTTCGTCTAAGTTGATTGAATATCGTCTATCTGTTTGTGCTCGTGTTGACCAGCGATTATTAGCAAACTTAGTCATGTAACTTGTCTGCTGCATAAACTCTCTTGCTCGTATTACTGCAAACCATAAAGCCATAACAGTATCTGTTTTGCCTTTAGTGTTTGCTTTCCATGTAATCAATTGCTGGACTAACGCTTTCAATCCCTCTGAGTCAGAGGTAGAAGGAAGTTCAATAGCATTGTTGTTTTGGAACTTACCATCACGGATTGTTCCAAACAGCGTAGACATGGAGGCTACGCCAAAGTTAGTGTCCCACTTATTCTTGCCAGTAAAGTGCGCTTCAAGTCTTACACCATAGGAAGATAGCCATTGACGCAAATCATCATCTAACGAGTAGGCTTTCTGGTGTGCGTTAATTTCTACACGAAACTCTTGTGGCTTATATTTCAAAACCATTTCTTCAATCATGGCACGAATTTTTTGCGGATTCGGTTCGCTCATGTTGATGCAGTCCAAAACGTAAATTTTAGAATCTACTCTGTTGTAGGTAACCGCTACGAAAGCAGCGTTACCTGCCATAGCAGGGTCGAAGCCAATAATTGTGTAGCCTTCGACAGCAGTCGGATGTCCCACCGCGCCTGGCTTCAAGGGACCACGTCTACGTGTGCCTTTGATTGCTGCTTGAACCAAGGCGGGCGGGAAGATGGAATCTTCTTCGACATCCTCCTGCTGATAGACTAAAGCCCAAGTTGAGGGTGTTACTTCGCCTCTGCGCTTGGCTAGAGTCGGGCCATCCCATTTAGGGTATAGGCCGTTTTCATCAGGAGTATCTTCATCGCCATCCCAAGGGATGTCTGCTTTAGGCCAAAGGGTTTCCCACTTCTTGGGGTCTTCGTCATATTCAAGAACTGCTGGCATACCCATGTAGGTAAAGGGACTCTTACCCCCAGACCAGTACTTTGGGTCACGTAACTCTTTGTAGAAATCCTGTGCGGCGATGCGGGTGCCGACTACAAGCAACTTACCATTTTTACCCAAACGGGTAATAACTTCCTTCTGTAGCCAGTCAATCTGCTTATCCCACTCATGGGCATTGGAAGTAGTAATACAGTCGTCTAGGATAATCAGGTCAGCACGTGCTCCGTAAATCTGACCACCCATACCTAGGGCTTGAAGGGTAGGGTCTTTCTCACTTGAGTTACGCGCATCGCTCCCAAGGTAGACAGTATCAACTCGCCAAGTATCGGAATCTTCTTTCCAACCCCCTTCTGGTCCATAAGTTGTTTGCAACTTTAACCAGCGCGGGTGGCTTAACCTTTGCTTGATTGCGTACACGAACTCGCGTGCTTTGAGTAATGTCTTGCTTACCACGATAATGCGGACATTGGGATTGAGAGCGATGCGGTAAGTTGAATAGTTCACAGTAATGACTGTGGACTTAGCGTGCTCTGGGGGAACGTTTATTAATAGCCGACTCTGCTGGCCTGGCTCGTATTTCATACTAGGGTGGAGCCAAGAAGGCTCACGCCCCTCTAGAAGGTCAATCCAATCTAGATGATGGGGAAAGGCTTTCTGGTTCAGGAATATCTCAGAAAACTGAGGAAAGGATACTTCGTCCTTTGCTATACCTAGCGCCTTAACAGAATTGCTTTTGGCTTCTTCCTTGGCTTCCACCAAGTCAGCCGCAAATTTTTTGTCCCGTAGCATCCAGATACGGATAGTGTCTGGCTTTTTGTTTACCAACTCCATGGCTTTATGAGGGCTATGCCCCTCTGACACAAAGGATAAAACCTTTGCCTTTGCTACTGCCATAGCATCACTTCTGGGGTTATTAGCCCCCTTCTGAAAAGTCACAGACCTGTCCCATCTATAAACTATTAGTCTATTACAATCAGTTAGTAACAGACAGTAGATACAGTCTGTAACGAAAAGCCCTAGAGGCTTTTCTTATAATAGGTAGTAAACTACCTCTATATAGTATTAATCCGTTCAAACACCTAAAACGAACACTTTCTGGCAAAAAATCTTTTTGCCTACCTTTTAAATAGGTATATAATAGGACATAATAGGACAGTGTCACAGGGGTACTGTTGTACCAGAAAATAGTTAGTGTAGATACTACTACGCTATCAACCGCAGATTAAACAGTCTGGGGTCATAAATGACCCGCAGGACTGTCTAATTATCTGGCGACTGTACTGTATAGAATATATAGTTACGGGCTACAGTCCTACAGCGCAACCAGCCTGCGCCCCAGACAGGCAGTGACTATACTACCTGTCTACTAATAATAAATGTTTCTATGTCTGCCATACCTGTGCGCTACAGCATCTGTCCTACGGAGTCTTCTAGCGTGTCAAGGCCACGCTCGGATAGACGGCTAGCGGATATCAACGCAGACAAGTCGCTGATAAGCGCAAGGGAAATACACCCTTGCATCAGCGGTCTGCTCACTGTGACCGTTTGCCCTTACCAGCCTATCGGGGTTTCCATCCTTGGCAAGTCAGACATGAAGCCAAACGATTGGCTTCAAAGCCTGTCTGACGCTTGATGATAACGATTTGAATAACAATCAAAAAGCCGATTGTTATCAAATAGTTATAATCTGCGACCATTGCCAAGGCAATTGCCCCGCTCTATAGTCAGGAGTTCTATGGAAACAATGAGGTAACCCGTCAGCCTGATTTCATATGGAAAGACTATGAAATCAAAGCATGGCTGACTAAGAACGCCTTTCCCAAAAACGGGGAAAGCCGTCCGTTCCCTCAACCCGATTGACTGGCAGGGCTTTAAATCGCATGGTGCGACTAAAGCAGAAAGGTAACAAATGAAAACCGAATATATCCCTGCTGGTATCAGCGTTGAACGCCAATGTCTAGACTGTACCGCAGATGTCCTATGTACCGCTTGTGTAGAAACCAAGGAGTCGCGTGACTCCTTCATAGCCCATCAGATAGTTGATGAAGGCAGTCAACAGTACGAGCATCAAATGCAAATAGAAAAAGACCTACCTTCAGGTCACGACTGGACTGAGCGCGATGAGATGCTTGAGCCTACATCGCTCATCTCTGACCGATTCTTCGATACCGACTTGGACATCCATGGGTTCGAGAAAGTCTGCTCAACTTGCCACTTGGTTGTTAACCAAGCCATCGGTTGTACCGCATGCTTACCAGAGGTACTTCAAGAGTTCGTCCAGTCACAAGCACGGTACTACTTCAACATGTGGAACCTATCACTCAATTGACAACGGCGAAACCCCCAGCCCTGATGGCTGGGGGATTTCCCCTCCAAAATCCAACAACTAACCAAGGAGATAAGATGAACAAGTTCACATTCAACAACTCTATCCTTAAGTCCATCAAGGATTACGATAGCGTTATCAAAGCAACTGTAGTAGACCGCCGTCTAGAGCAAATGCCCGATGGCAACCTTCGTTCCAAGTTCGTAGCCTCTCGTCAAGTTACCATTTTTGACCCAGAGTTACAGAAGTTACTTCGCCAAAACATCACCGATGTAGATACTGAACTGGTCGTTAACGCCAGTGGTTACTTTTCATCTACCCTGTCGGAGAAAACTAAGAAGTGGTATGACAATCAGGTAGTCACTGAGTTGGAAGTACTGGTCTAGTTTCCAAGAGTGGGCAGTCAGGCTACAACCTGGCTGTCCACTCTCCCTTTTTTTTACAGCAGGCCAGTGGTACTACTACGGAGTTATACGAGTCAAAGGAGAAATCATGGTATTAGAAAGTTTAGATTTGATAGCAATCACTATTGCTTTATCTACCAGCATTGTTGTAATTGCTATGTCAGTGCGCCAGAATATGCTACTTCAACGGGAGAATATGAATCTGCGCAGACTACTACGCAAGGAAAGAGAAAAGAATGTCACTCGATTCTAACAAGTATGTTATGTATGCAACCAAACGCTGTATCCATTGCGGTAAAGGGTCATTGATTGGTGTTAAAGAACAAGATATATTCAACTACCTATCAGGGCAACTAGCACAAGATGCTTTCCCTGATATGCCTATGCCACTGCGTGAGCAGATAATCAGCGGTACTCACCCTGATTGCTGGAAAGAAATGTTCGCTGAATATGATGAGGACTTAGCATATGAAAGCAGTAAAGAAGTTTAAGTTAGCCAACTGTTATCAATGTCAGACACCGCTAGTAATATCAGTGCTTGACTATTCTGAATCAAGAAACTATTGTCTTATGTGTGCCTGGAATAAAGTAGGGAGCAATGAAAATGCAAACAATGAATAAAGAAATAGGTATTAAACTACGCCAAATTCGTAAGCATCAAGGCTTAGGGTTACATGATGTAGAACTATTAAGTAATGGTGAGTTTACTATCCAAGCAGTTGGTAGTTATGAACGGGGCAATAGAACTATTTCATTGCCTAAGTTCATAGAACTATGTGAGTTGTATAAAGTACCAGCACATGTAGTACTCAAGCATGAACGAATGACCTGCCGAATTATGTGTGAGGATACTTATGTTTAGTTATACTACTACGGAGAGTTGGATGATGCTGATAGGTATGACAGGCATGATTACAATCATCATAAGGATGTGGTTAAAATAAAAAAGATAGCAGCAGTGGTATTTACATGGTATATGGCAGTAGTTTCTCTACTGTCAACACCAAGTGAAGCCTACACATTAGGCGTAGCAGACTTAGTTAAGTGTGACAATGAGTATACCACTACCAAACTATGGACAAAGAAACTATCTAAAGCATACGCAAAACTACAAATGGCGTATCACTATCCAGAGTGGAACAACTCTGAATACAAAGCACTACTAAAATTGTGGGGTAAAGAATCAGGATGGAATCATCTTGCTGATAACCCACATAGTTCAGCATTTGGTATCCCACAAATGTTGAACTTACATCCAAAGACGCCAGCCCCTGCGCAGATTGAGCAAGGGCTGGCTTATATCCACCACCGCTACGACAAACCATCAGTTGCATGGGCGCATTGGCGCAAACACAACTGGTACTAGGAGAAACAAATGAGCGAACAGTTAGATGAAACTCTACGCAGAATGGAAAAAGCGGCAGAAAAAATTCTACATGACATACTCAACGGAACAGAAACAAGATACGAACCCGACAACAACAAAGGAGAAAACAAATGACAGAAGAAAGAGATAGGTTCGGATACCCCGAAAAGCAAGCAGAAGTACTAGAAGTAATCAAGACTTTAGAAGGTATTGATTACAGCGATGAAACTGGCATGGATAAAGTTAAAGGCTTAGCCTTATCTATCTATGATTCAGTTAACGATTACAGTAATGGTGTTGAGCCAACAGTAGAACAAATTGCTGAGTTCACCATTGCTATGCACAAGAACATATCGTTCCGTGATTTTGTTATGGGACTACCTAATGATGTAGAGATTGATTATGTAGGTGAATGGGTAGCATTCATGGGTACAGTAACACCCAAAGAATATGCCGCAC